TTGTTGCTCCGCTGTAGTTGAAAGTTATTGTGCCAGTGCCAGCATTGAGAATATATGTTGCTGGTCTTTGTGCTGTGGTGTTTACACTACTTTCAACAATCAATGATGCATTTGCTGAATGCAATTTGATAGGTGTGGCTACCAAAGAAGCAAAGGCATTTGTGATTACAGCACTTGCTCTAACTCTAACACTACCTATAACTGACGAGTCTGATACCACATTAATTGATGATTGAACAAACCTAATGCGTGATTCAATGCTGGTATATGATTGATCAAATAACATTGACAATGAAGATGCTGTGTCTCTAATTCTTAAAAATTGTGACAAATTAGATGCAAACGCACTAGACACACTGGCCTGCATAGTTTTTACAAAACCAGTAATAGCATTTACATTTGCAACACTGGTTAAAGACATTGTAAATCTTGTAATTTTGCCAATTATTGCAGATATAGATCCTAGAGAAAAAACTAATCCGGCCAACTTGCCTGGATTCAATTGTGCAAATGCACTTAGGCTGACTGCGGATTGTAGACTGCTGGCCAACTGTTTAATTCTCAATACCAAGGTAGAACTTGATACACTACTAAACAATTGACTTCTAAAATATTTAGGAATCCTAAAAGTCATAAAACTGTCTTCACGCGGATTAGGTGTAAACTCACTGCCAGGATAGTTGCCTTGTATGACTACACCTTCATCTAATTGCATTATGCAATCTTGTCCTTCATAACTGTCCATTCCTAATGCTTCGAGATCAATACGAATATAGGTAGGAAACTTACAGGTTAAGGTGCTGTTTATTTGATTGTTCAACAACATAGCACGACCTGTAACTGCCGGTATTACTTCTCCTGTGTTGGCTGCTGTAAAAACTGAACCTACTTGATATGTGACGCCTGTGGTGTCTGCTATGAGATTGTAATCAGCGGTGCCTAATGTTGTGATAACATATCTCTGACCTCTTTGAAAATTGCCTGGCTGTGCAGTGTTGGTAAAACCTGTGGTCAACAATTTTTGGGGCGTCAAAGATATACTGCTAACACAATCTAAATCAATTATAGTTCGTTTAACTTTAGCACCAATGCAAGTAATGGTAATTGTTGATGTTACGGCCGCACTGATTTTTTTATCGACCACTGTGAGTCTAGTGGCTTGTCTCAGTTTGGCTTGTGCTATTAGTGTTGGCATTGCTTATCCTTTAATCTTAAAACGGTTCGTTATCTCTAAATCTCACTGCTAGGTCTGTTGAATTAAACTGTGTCAGTAAGTCTCCGTTGGCTTTGGTTATGGTAAACATCCCAGGTCCTGGAGTAACTGGTCTATCAAACTCCATTTTAATCAATGTGCTTCCGCCACTTAGTCTCTGTGGTGGTGTGCTTACAGCACCGTCAGTTTTAAAGGCTGCTGTGGTGGTGTCACTGATACCTGGGAATGCTACCTCACAGGCTGTATCTATCAGCGTGCCGGCGTCTATGTTTATATAGTAGTTGGTGTTGCCTTTCAGTGGCTCAGTTGGCTGCAAAGTCAACACCTTGCCTGAAACATTGTATATGTCACCATATTTTTTGTTTGCATAGGTGCCTTTAAGATCAATCTTTTGATGTGTAGGACTAAACAAACCTGTGTTCATAATGCTGACAAATGCAGGTCCTGTGGCTTTAACAGAAATGGCTTTGTTAAAATGTAATTTGATATTTGTGCCAGGTGTGGCGTTTCCGCTTGGGGCGGTGCAGACTTCTACTCTAATTAGTGCCAATGGAACTTCGGTGCGAACTTCCCATCTTTTAGCCTCACTGGGTTGACTAGGTTGAGCCAGCGTTTGAACAATTTGATCACAGGTGCCAAATTCATCTGCTGGTATGTCAGTTAACAACAAGCCTTGTGGTGCAAAGACATCATAGACTCTTTCTTCTGACAATCCAGTTATAGTTCCAAAGGTAATTTTAGTGCCTGGAGGAATTTTGACGCCTTCTGGTGTTCGATCTCCTTCAACACTAATTGTGGCAGCACTGACACTTAGACTGGCTGCTACTGTGCCTGTAAGTCTATCAGTAAATGTCACACTTCCAGAACCTTTTTTCATTTTGGTGCCAAAGTTCAGCACCAATGTTTGATTGGTTAAACACAAGGTGCCTAATGGTGTAGGAGTAAATCCTATTTTAGAAGTGAAAGTTCGTTGGTCGTTCTTGTCGAAGGTAAACTGATTAGCACCACCAGGTTTAACCAAACCTGTTACTGGTGTTAAACTGGTTGTGAATGTCCAGTTGTCTGCCACTTCTATTGCATCATTTTCACAGGTGCAATTAGTAACTACGCCGGCAGTCCAGTTTATATAATAATCAGTGCCTGGTTTTCTATCTTTAAACGGCAGTTCTACAATGTCTGTATGAATTATTGTATTGGCCACAGGCAATGTTTCTACAAGGTCGCCATTGGTTGTATAAAGTTTGAAACTGCCTGTGCCTTTGACCAATTGACTGACAGGAGGTTTAGGAATGAAACCAGGAGTGTTTTCTTCTGTTTTAAATGCTCCAGGTGGGCCATAGACCCAACCTGAACCTGTGGCTTGTCTTACAGTTCCTGATCCTACATACACTGGACTTAGAGTGGCAGTGGCAATGAATTCAAGATCAACTGCAGGAGTTGCTAATTCATCGACACCAATGCTTACCCATTGTGCCTTAGTAGTTGATCCTACAGTTCTAATTTTATATCGTTTGCCAACTGTGATAACATCAAGGGTTTTACCTGTAGGAAAATTTGTGGCGGGTGAAGTAGCAAACCATTCAGTGCCCACTGTGTTATTAGGTGCACCCCAAAAAGTAAAGTCAGTGGTGCCAGCCTGTGCAATTTTATATTTGTAGTCGGTTGTTGGAGATATTGTAGATGCTAAACCAGGTTCTCTTCCTAGTCTTTCTTGTTGCAGGCTAAATTGTATAAAATAACTGCCTACAAACGGCACATTGGATGATGCCACACACACACCAGTTCCGGCGTCTACACCGCCAAAATTACTTGCTGGACTACGACTGGCTACTATAAGTTTGCAAGGAGTTTCTGCTTCATCCTCAGGTGGTATATTTTCAAAATCGCAGAAGATACAATCACTAATTGACTGCCATTGTGCTGTTTCTTTGTTGTAGGCCAAAATGTCTTTGTTTTTGACACCTGGTTTGATTTTTACTTCTACCGCAGGTCCGCCTGTGGCTAATAGAGGTGTTTTGAAATCAATGCTGGTAGCACTGGTGGTAAGATTAGCCGCATCTGCTTTGACTGTGAGGCTACTGGCCACAACCAAACTGCCACCTGATGCTTGCCCAACTAGGTCAATGCCTGTAGTGCTTTGAAATGTTTCAAATATTCTACTGAATAGGCTCTTGCTGGTGTCACCTGATCCAAATAGATCGCTGACCTTGCTTAACAATGATACCAAACCCAATGCACCTATTAGACCACCTGCACTGTTAAACAATCCAGTGTTGGGGTCAATGGCCTGTGTGGTCTGTCTTGGCACGAAGTTGACCAATCCGCTAACACTACTGAAAGGTCCTGTTGTGGCTGTGTTTATGCCTCTGGTCTTGACAACAAAATCACTACTGCTGACACTATCATATTCAAATGTCACAGATGTGCCGCTGGTGTAGACGCCTCCGCCTACAGGACGCTGGACTGATATAACTCTATAACTGCGGATTTCTTCAGCAAGACTGACATCATTGCTTAACCAAAATTCAAGGGCTTCTACAATTCCTGTTGGGGCAGTGCTTGAGATCTGCACTCTAGGACGAGCATCGATTTCTACTTTGCTGACTGTGGGTGTGCCAGGTGTGCCTATGCTACCAAATGTTATAATACCATTAGCATCACTGCGAGTAAAACGGTATAAGTCTGCAATAGAATAAACATTCACATTGTATTCTAATGCAGTGATGTCCATCATCAATGCACCGTCATTGTCCTGCTGTTCTTTGACAGCAATTATGCGGAACAATTTGGCACTAAAACCAAATCGTGAATTTGTCACATCAATGACATCGCCGGCTTTGAGATTGTAGTAGGTCCAATCTGTTTTGAATTGTATGACCTTGTCTATGCGGCTCTGTTTAAGTTCAATCAAGCCCAACATTTGTGCCTGAATAGGCTCATTGATGATGTCATAGGTTATGTTTAGTGTCTTGGGCTCTTCATTGGTGTTGAGACTGAATGGTGACCAATCGGCTGGCACTGAACTTGTGGGCACTGAAATATTGTAGAAGTCTGCACTGTCGCGAAGTTCTCTGTGTGGGAACTGCACCTTGACAGCATTGTATAAATCCTGTAGGCCTGTGCCGCTGACTGATATGTTGCCAATAATGTTGGTGTCATTGAAAGCGGCTACACTGGTTTCTGCCTTGTTGATTATGACGCCCCACTTGCCTTCGTGTGTGTCATAACTTAACCAACTTGCAGTATCATTTAGTATGGCCTCTGCGTTGTCTAATACCGTGTTGG